ATTAGCCCCCGCCTCGGCCTCGGCCTGCGTAGCTTTCAGTATCTGAAGTCTCTGATCAACCCTAAGCGGCGTTGAGGTCTTAGCATTCTCCGTGCCTGTCTCGGCTTCAGCCTGCGAGGCAAAAACGGTTGCCAGTGTCCTGTCCACCGACAAGTCTCCGCCGCCGCTCAACCCACTGCCCGCAGTAATCAACCTGTTGCGGTCAACTGCGAAGATGCCACCTGTTCTAAGCAGCGCCCCGCTGGCACCATCGAACACAGCGATCTGCCCGTCCACAACTGGAGGTGTGGCGCCCTCCAACTTGGTAGCATTCAGCGCCGAGGCATTTGCAATATGGTTCAGATGGTCAAAGTTATAGATGGCCGCTGTCAGAATAGTGCCATTCGCTCTAGTCGTGTGGCCACTGATCGTTGTCATCCGATGACCCTCGACTCAACGTAGCTCCCAGCACGCATTGTGCTGGTGCCACTGGCTGCTACCTGGGCAAACGTCGTGTTAAAATCTCCCGCGTTAACCCCATTCGTAATAACTGCACTAAAGCGTACACAGCCAAACGTACCAGCCGCCCCCAGAAACTGCGTACCTGTCGCGTCATATGCCTCGAGTGTCACACCCGTGACATCAGTATCAGGTGAGAGACCCTTGATTGCTATGTTGACCAGCGTCGGACTGGCTGGTCCCGAAAAGCCGATCTTCATATCTGCCGCCGTCGGCGTGTCATAGAACAGCTCGCCCCGGATAAGGTACTTAGTACTGGCCGCCATGGGAACACTTATGCCTGTTATGGCCGCCAGCGTCGTTGTAGCGTTCGTCTGATCAGTAAGCTTAATTCCAGGTGTCCAGCCCTCAACACCTCCATACACACCGCCTGACGATGCAGTACCAGCGACGTCGCCGGGCAACTCAGTGAGGCTGGCTGTACCGAAGAGCACACTGTTGTCGGTGACTATGAACCGCTTGCCGGTCGCCGCGCCGGACCAGGTGGTGCCACCAATCGTGGCCATGCCGCCGATGTAGCACTCCACGAAGGCATTGCTGAAGGCCGGTGTCCCGGTTATCGTCACAGTAAGACTGGGATCGAATCGGATTTCACTAAGCGACCCAGACCTGATATGGACTGCGGCCCCTGCCGTTATCGCATAGTTGCCAATCGCCTTGATGAGCGAGTTAGACGCCGCGTGCATGTGATAGTGTACAGCGGCACCGAACCGAATATTACTGAAATAGATCACTCCACCATCACGCGCCTGCAGGCAACTTCCGCTCGTGACGGTTGTAATCGATAGGCCCTGCACAAACAGAACCGCAAAGTTTCTCACCTCGACCACGCCCGCCGGCTCGCCGATCGCTGTGGCAGTAAGGACCACGTTCGCCGGCGTACCAGCGTTACCTTTCAGGGTGATGTTGCCTTTGCCTACCTGCGGCGAAATGATCAGCGCACGCCCAAACGTGCCATCCCGAACTTGAATATCAACGTCAAACCCACGCAGATCAAGCGTGCCATAAACAACATCGGCCGCTTTCTGTACGGTCAAAAACGCGCCGCCGGCACTATCAACCAAACCAGTGTTCGCATCATTGCCGTCAGAACGGACAAAATACGTCCTGTTGGCTATCAGGTTTATACGAACACCTATGCCCAGCTGTGTCGGGGCATTACCTCCATCCATCAGAACTGTGCCAGCTGTGTCTCCGAACACAGCCGCATGGCCAACAACCGTGGGCGCCGCCGCAGCTTCGATCTTGCCAGCATTTAGCGCTGTAGCATTCGCGATATGATTATTATGATCAAAGTTGTAAATCGCCGCCGTCAATATGGTGCCGGTCGCCCGCGTAGTGTGGGGGTTAATAGCTGTCATAGCAAACCGGACCTTGTGGTATCAAGCGAGATAAATCTAGGTGCGATCCTCATCCGCTCAAGTCCCATCTCTGGAACATCTCTAACCATATCGTCAATATCAGCATTGTGCAGCGCCACCATCAACTCGCGGCTCTCTGTGGCGAGCAGGGCGCAGTCCTTGCACACGTTTGTCACATGCATGGACCCACCCAAAAACCTCATCTTCAATTCAGCGTAGTTACGTAGACGTCGAAAAGCCCCCCGCTCATCCCGACCTATCAACACGCCGCAGTTCTTGCAGTACAGCCGTATCATACGGCCGATCCGATCCTTCTCCACATAATCAGGCCTGGCAAGTACAGCAACCATTACGCCTTCAGCCTCTCATCTCCGGGTTCGAAGCCTACATTAACCTCGCTCAACCTAACCTCGTCATCCAACTCGATGTTTTCAATAATCAGCTTTAACCGCCGACCCTGACCTTCCAGTCTGTGCGCCGCAGTGACGCTGCCGCTGGCACTCAGAACGTCCGCGTCAAGCACAAAGCTCCCCAGAGCAGCAGCCGGACTACCAAGTGTCAGATAAATCGGGTCCTGCGCCAAGCCATCCCAGACCGGCGTCACAGTCAACGTTGAGTTCCGTATCAGGTCAGATGTCACCTCGATGTACTGGCCGTTCTTGGTCCTAGGCCCGAGTTGCGGATCGACTGCACTAAAGTCGTTCTCAGACGTCTCCATGAGCATAGTATATGCCACGCCGTCTTTGTTCCGCTCCTCCTCATCCATTAGCCAGACAAAGCCGGCATCATCGCCCAGCATAGGTTTGGCCGTCCCAAGCGTGTCAGGCCGCATCCACAGCGCATCCCCTACATCCCTACGACTCAGGTAGAACCGTGCCCCAGCCTTAGCATCATTAAAGTCGACAATGATCCGCAAATTATTGTGCGTCGATCCCGTCAACGGAACCATAAACCACGCCTTGGACTTGTTGCCATACCAGGCGCCCATGGCCCTCCGCATCTTAATGAGGCTAACGTTCGCCCGCATGAACACGCCAATATTTTGTTTGTGACTAATGTCACTTGCAGACACATCCGAAAAGTCATTCACCGACGACATAAGGTGAAAATGGCCAGTGCTGTCTAGCAGCAATATGTCATTGCTGATCTGCACAATGCAAAACGGACTAGCCGCTCCAATGGCATTATTCAACCTGTCTACACGCCAGTTGACCACATCAGGATCGCGGGAGTCTACGACATACACACCTCTCGGATACTTGAACAGCACCAACAAGCCCCTGAAGCTTATGCCGCCCACCAGCTGCTCGCCTTCACCGGGAAACACTGAAAGGCTCCCGGCGCCAGCACCAGTGTAAATCTGGTGGTCTGTCACCTGACTAAAGTAGATGCGATGCGGGTCGTTCGCATTGCCGCCTGCCCACATCCTGTTAGCATGCTGCACACCAAAAATCGGAAACGATGCAGCCCAATCAGCTGGGGGCGTACTGATCGCCGCCGCCGTGTTAGCCGTGCCAATAATAACTTGGACCTGCGCCGCTTCATTGAATATGAACATCTTGCGCGCTTGGCCAGATGCCTCGCCGCCCCCCGGCACAAAGAACGGCGGAAACAGTGTTGGCACACCTACACTAGCCAGCAGCGTCGGAAAAGTGCCCGCCCCCACGTCCTTGCGTATTTGGCCATTCGTCAAGAACACAAGATCGTTCGGATTGCCAGGCGCCGGATACCAGTTTGCACCTGACATGACACCAGCGCCTAACGCCACCGCATTTAGCTTGTCAGCGCCGCCATCCTTGATAAGCACAGCCCCATCAATGTCTACACCTTCAGTATAGCTCAGGTCTCCAGGACCCAGCATACTGGCGTTCTTAGAGCCGTTAAAGCCCGTCTGACCAACCGGAAGTGTTGCAATGAGGCCCCTAAATGCCATCAGGCAGACCCCCCAATGATCAGCCCGGACTCCGTCCGCAACGGCCCCCTCAGCCTACTGAACTCGGACATCCTGGGATAGATCTGCCCTGCATTACCGCCCATCTTGGCGATCCTTCTCCTGTTCTCCTTGATCATACCTGCAAGCCCCGTCCGCGCCGACAGAGCATGCGCGTTACTCCGATCATCATTCTTAGCCAGCATAACATGCGTCAGAGCCATATCGGCCAGAATGTGCCGCCACTCAATAGGAACCAGAGGAATTGAGCTGACGTCATCAGTAAGATCAGCCACCATCCTCCGGAACCTGTATTCGATGCGCATTGAAAAGCCATCAGTTCTCCCGCCGTGCGAGAAGCGCACGGTTCTATTGTCCTCAAGGCTAAACGACTGTGGAATACCTGTACTTAAGTCCGGCAGTGGCCATTCACTGTCCATCCTTTCGGGACTCATACCATTGATCTTGGGATTGTTCCGATATCCTATCATCGGACTGATTAGACTAGCAACCTCCGCCGACACGTCATACATAACCTTCATCAGGCTGTATGCGGCCGCCCCATTGGTCGCGCCCGTGTACGGACTATCAAGCGTCGCTGCCCCCACACCTGCGGTGTGCACATCCACAACAAATATCTCAGGATGCCCCACGATCCTAATCCGCTTGCCAACTGCGCTGGCAACGGGCGGCACACTGAACACAACACTAGCACTATCTTTCGTGACGGCAATGGTGCCGTCATTGATGGCAGGCTCCAGCGTCAGGTTGTCACTGCCGCGAAGCCACCACCAATCTTCCACATACTCGGGGAGGAATTCACTCGCACCATTACAAAGCGACTTGTAGGTGCGGTTGAGATAATCAACTACGGGCGCCCCATACTCTGAGCCCTGCTTCTCGCTAGCGCGGAACAGCACGTCATTTTTGAGGTCGCGAGTTGTAACATAGGGCATCCACGCCTCCGTGGGCGCAAGCGCCCTCGCTATTCACCGGCGCCGAGAGCCCTCACGTGCTTAGCACGTGCCGGAGTGTCCCGGCGCGCAAGGTGGCCTTCCGGCAATTTCGTCTGCGTCCCACCATACCCGTTCGAGTTACGCATTTTCACGCGCTCCTCGAACGTATAGCCAGACGCTTCCGTCACGTCAAAGTTACTAGTGGGTTCAGTCTCTGACATTTACATCACTTCTTTCCAGCCAACTTAGGAGCCGCCGCAGCGCCCTGAGGCACCGCCGAGGCCTTACCATCGTCGCCCGCATTCACCTGCATGGGGACACCCCGACCAGCCTGCGCACCCTCAGCAAGCGGATCAAGTCCAACTTCCTCCCGGGCAGCCGCGCTTAGGCTCTTCGCCTGTTCCCAGGCCCAGTCAGGCACGTCGCTCTCATCCATATCGACGCCGCCTCCATCATACCACTTGCCGCCCTGAAGGATAACCTGCCCCTCCGTTGACGACAGCATAATGTACGGGGTGACGCGACCAGGCATTGTGCCTTCGCGCGTCTTCACTGTGTGGTGTACAGTCCGATCAAACGGCATTAGACACTCCTCAGCATCTTGAGATTGTTGCCCGGCGCATCCCAATTAGGCGCAAGCATTACGCCTACATGTCCAGCACCGGCTGTGGAGCCCTGTGTCGTAGATGCGATAATCTCACCCGCAGACGGACACTTCGTATTGTCCACCACCTTGTACACCAGCGTGTTGATAGGTGTAGCAACCGGGACTGTCAACGTCCCAATCACAATCTCACCTGTCGCCGAGCCGAGCGTAGGCCTGTACTTGAACGCCAAGATTGTGGCCGTGACCGTGGGTGCTGTCGTGACCAGCGCATAAATAGCCACCGCCATGACCGGCTGGTAACCCATCCTGAGCGGAACGATTGCCGCCAGCGGATCAACCACGCCTATAAACGTGGCAGGTGTCGCCGGAGCCGTCAGCCACCAGTCGATGTTTTGATGATTGTACATTGTGACCTCTCACAGGCTCGTGACATGAACAACTTTGGCTTCGCCAGCGTTGCCCGTATCCCAGATAAGCCCAAACTCCAGAATGGCATACCAAGCAACCGCACGCGCCCGACCGAAGTCTCCCGGGATGGCAGCCCTCAGCTCCGGCGTCAAGGCCTCGGCCATGGCCACACCCTCGTCACCAAAGACGAAGCCTTCGCCCAGCACGGAAGCCGTACCAATCTTGCGAAGAGCGTTCGCGTGGTTGGACTCGATGAACCGAATGCCTTCGATCCGGCCCACTTCACCATTGAACTTAGCCTGCGGGTCAGTGTACTTGTGCCACTCCTCCCACTTCGTGTCCCGCTTAATACCTCTAAGCCCCAGCGTCCGGAAAATGCCCAGATAGTCCCCGCTTTCCAGCGGCGGCACTTGCAGCGTGTCGAACATCAGATCCCGAATTTCCTCCACATGGAAAAAATTCATATTCGACCCAGCGATCTGAGCAGGAACACCATTGACACTAATGGCATTTGTGGTTGTCGTGAACGGCACATACTTGACTGACGCCGACCGAAAAGCCACAGCGACCTTCGTATCCAATACCAGCCGCATTTGCTCCCGCAGTTTGCGCTGAATTGGATTTTCCAAATCGTAAGACGACAGGTCCAGCGCCAGATTGGTAAACGGCACTGCCCGACCCAGTTCCCGAACTGTGATCGCCCTGTTGCTCAGCAAGAATTCGTCCTCAGGGATGCGAACGGTCTCATCCAGCGACGCATCAAGCGGCTCCGTAATATTACGGACCCTCGTAAGCGTGACCGTCTCGCCCTGCTTCTTGCCAAAGCCCTCTACTGGCGTCACGTGGTCCATAAACACAGAATTCTCGACGGCGGCCTCGTAGAGCCTCTTGCTCATCGCGAAGTTCTTGTATGTCCCAGTAGGGGAGTCAAATGTCCAGGTGAACTGGGCCATAGTTGTACCTCACATTACGCGGCTTGGGCTCTCCCCGCCCTCCTAGCTCTACGGGCTCTCAGGAGACTTCCCAGTGTTTCCGTCGGTTGCTCGTCTGCATCCTCATTACCAGCAGACTGCGGCACAGTTGGCGGGTTTGCACCCTCCGCCACCGCTCGTTTGCGGTTTCCACCATCCCTGGTCTTTTTCATAAAACCCAATATCCGATCCCGTGTCAATTCCGCAAGCCGACTTTTTGCCTTGTCAACCGGCATATTTGCCAATTCGGCCATATTTTTTTGTAATGTGGATTGGACCAGATCGTCATCCTCCTTCAAATCCGCATTAGCCGCGTAGAACTGGTCCCAGAACTTCGTGGTCCCCTGCTCAGTCGTGTACTCATTTCTGAGGTCCCGTTTCAACTTTTCATTGTTCATAGCGAGCGCTTTCCTTGGCTCACTGAACAGAAGCGCATCGAACTCCTCATCCGTCATCTCATCAATCCCGTCCGCAGCCTGTGGCTGCGTCGTGGGTTCCGCCGGAGGGATAGCCCGCCGCATAAGCGAATTGTCCTCTTTCAGCCGATCAATCTCCGCCTGCATTCTCTCGAACCTGTCGTCGCCCGACGCCTCACGTCGGCGGCCAGGTTGCTCGTCCTGGTCATCCTCCGCATCTGGATCGATAGCCACCTGATCCCACGACTCATCGCCCCCATCAGGTCCGCCGCTCATAACACTCGGATGAAACTTAGCCTTCCTTGGCATTGCCAAACTCCCTGTTTGCTGCAATATCTCCACGCAGCCCTGCATTATCAAGGTCGCTCATCATGTCGGCCATTGCCGTGATCTCAGCCACCTTACCAATCAGCATGTCATGACTGATAGGACCCATAGCGCCATTGCGATATATAGCCATCAGATCAGTGACAAGGGAGCGCATTCGATCATCTACATAAACCTGAATAGCGGCCCCGATAGCAGTAGCCTGGCGGCCATGCTCAATCTGTGCGATATTGTCCTGTCTAGCCATATCTTCTCACGTCGCCCCCTACAGTAACACCGCTGGGCAGATACAGCGCCTTGCTCGCGCGTTCGTTGCGCAAACGTTCAAGCAACAGCGCATTAAGCTCAAGTTGGCACCAAAATGCCTTCTCAAGAAATGCCTGCTTAGAAGCGAGGTTGTCACGTGGAATGCTATCCACATTCGCACTAAACCAAAGCGCTGTATCTGCCAGCAGTCTCTCAAGGGGCTTCCCGCCGCTCACAGCGGCGTTATGACGAAGTCCCTCGACTAGCTCTCGTTTCGACATCATCGTCAATACTGGTTCTTGCTGTGGGCCTTGGCATTAGGGCTCTCTGCATTCGTCGGATGAATGCCCTTGTAGATGCAATTCGTCGCATCTCCACTAAGGTCCACCCCATGCGTCGGGCTCTTAGGACCCCCCTTACCACCATGGATTTCGTGCATGGCTTCATTTGCCTTGGCATTAGGGTACGTGACTTTCGTCTTGCCGCCCGGTATCGTCTTCATGTCACTTTCTCCGCTTCTTGGGCTCAACGCCCTTGATAGTGCCTTTGTTGGCACTCGCATAGAACACGCTAGTGCCCTTCTTCGCACCGTATGTCTTCTTCATGGCGCTCTTAATCTTCGTTCCCTTTTTAGTCAGCGGCATAAGCATCTCCTCTACTGGCTCAACACTCCATGACGACATTAGCTTACCGCCCCAGAAGTATCCACACCGCCGACCGAAGTCCAGCATATGTACACCATTCTCAATTTCTCCGAGCCCGGTAAACCTGTCAAGCATTGCCAGGTAGCCCCATCATAGGCTGTGCTGCCTGCTGTATCGCCGCAGTTTGTGGATCGCCCCCAGTGCCTGCTCCAGATGCGACACCTCCGGGTTTTCCTTCTGAATTCTGAGGGCCTTGTCCAATGAGCGCCGCAGCGCCCTCCGTACGCTTAGCTTCCTCCGCTTGGGCATCCTGAGATTGTTCCTCAAGGGTTTTCTCGATGTTCTCGGGGTTGATGTTCAACGTCCGTATCAGATGTTCTAGCGTCCGATCTGGACTGAATTTCCTCATAAACGCCTGCAAGAGCAGCGGTTGTGTACCAACGGCCTGCAACAGGGCCATGACCTTCTGAAAGTCCAGCGCCCTGGTCATCGTAGCGCTCAAACCAGAAACCCGAAACTGGCAACGGCCAGCGAAAAGACTGAAACGCTCCTCCGGCGAGGCGCGCATTATTGCAAGTGCAACCTTCTTGTCCGTCGCACTCGTAAAAGCCACTTCCGGAATATCTTCGGCATTTTGGAGCACACACAGGAACGCCTTTCTCAGCGCTTCAGCGATCACATTGACCTCAACATCCGCCACAATCCCGTCAAGCATAAGGTTCTGGCTCTGGCTAGCCTCAAGTACCTCCGTCGCCAACACCTGCTTCGGCGGCAACGCCCCAAGCTTAAGCTCGTTGGTCATCGCAGCAGATGTGAATTCCCTATTGAGAAACTCAAAGACCGCCATAGCATCCTTCGGTACGTCGCCCTCAGACACCGTCTCCAACACCTTAGCTTTGTGCGGCAACGTCTGCTTAACCGCCAGCGTAACGCCCTGCTTAATTCCGTTTTCGACCTGACTTGGGTCCTCAAGGTCCTCAGTTCTGAGCTGTTTAATGCCCCATACGGCGGCTATACCGCCGTCGAGCATCAGATTAAACATCTCGTTGATGGCCAGGTTCAAGTCAGACGCATGATCGTAAATCGCTTTATGCCAAACGCTGTGCGGCACCCTCACAAGCGGCGCAACCACGAAAGGACTTTCCTGATGCCAGAAAGGATTAGGCTCAGGCTTCCTGATAAGATAGCGCTCATTAGCAACAGTAGCAACACAGTTGCGATGAGCAGGACGCCCATTAGCGTCAAGAATTGTCCCCCAAAACTCATCAAGCAGAACTCTTTTACGAAAGCCGGGGGGAGTAGTTTCTCCCTGATTTTTGTCAGCCTCATCCAAATCCTCGTCTTCAGGCCGTTCGTGGCTAAATCCCCTAATCCGCTTGACGACTTCTGCGTCATAAACTCCGTCCTCAGCCATAGACTCCACTTCGTGGTAGTCCCTTTCGACCCGATGGATTTCGTACAGTCCTGCCCCCGTTGGATCAGGGTAATAGTCCTCCAACCTCACTAGGTCCATTCTCAGGTGCCATTCGCGAGTCGTGTCATCTCGCACCTTCGGTGCCCCATCCTCGCCGCGCTCGAACTCGAACTTCTTCCTAGTCATGAAGCCGCCGTGCACTTTCAGGATGAACAGCCTTTTCAACAGCGCCACCTTCACGCCGTCACTCACTACCGTCGAAAATCTTTCAGGATTGTTGTTCGGCCCCCAAAGGTCATTCAAAAACGGCTTAAGCATCGAGCGAAGCTGCGCCCCACTCACCAACTCGCCCAACTGCTGGTCAATGTCAACACTAAAATAGTCGCCGAACTGGATCATTCCTCGCTTGAACAGCGCCGCCAACTGTTCAACACTCACCGGCACTTTCGGCAAAAACTCGCTACTTTGACCCGCCTGCTTGTGGCTCCAGTCCTGCTTGCCCAAATACGTTTGCCAGTTCCGATCACTCTGCGTGATAACTTGCCGCCTAGCATCCTCGCTGGCGATCCGATACTGGTTTATCGCACTGATTACACCCCCGCCGCCAGGCAACGTCTCATCAAACTCTGGCAACGGTCCTACGCCGCTACCTATTGGATTTTCCAAAGCCATAAGCTGGCCCCCTCGGCATCTTTCGTCTGAACTTCCGGTCCGACACACACCCTATGTGCACACCGATCAGGCTTTCCGCCGGGGTAAGTAGCCCCTGGCCGCACACTCGACACGGCGAGGGAGCAGGACGTTGCTCGGCGTAGTCTTTGCGGGAAACAAATGTTCCCGTTTTGTCCCGTAAATTATGCCGCTCGTCTCTATTCTTTGTCAATGGGGGAATTGCCATTTGCCGCCCGATCCGTTAATTTGGGGATGGATGTGACCCCAAAAAGGGAGCACTAGCCCCTATTCTGTGTTCAGTGACCCCTCAAAAGGGGCCACTGACCCCTCAAAAAGGGTCAGTACTCCCTGAAAAAGTGTCAGTGACCCCGACTATATCCAGGTCCAGAAAGCCCTGTTGGAACATGTCTATTGGACCCCCGAGGGTTGTGCGGCCGAATAGGCTCTTCGAAAGCAAGCTGATATCCTACCGCGTCTGATGTGTGTGTCCTATGGAAATACGGGTCCTTGCGATTTCTGATCTTGAGTATTCCGCCGCCGCCGCGGCCATCTCTGAGCACACCCTCGAAGTCAGCGATGAGGTCTACGCAGTTATGATCGACCTGAATTCGGACCTGTCCATCCTCATCCCGCAACAGACGATTGACCGCATTTACCCTGTCGGGCACCCTCGGATTGTCGGTTGGGACCTTCATCCTGATGGGACTACCATACTGCTTCATCTCGTTGAGGACCGTCCAATAGTCGGACTCCCCAGTTTGGGACATTCGCTTGCCGCCCGTAGCGTCCCCGTACAACCAAATCTCACTGCCATGGACAGGAAACGCATGGTAGAACATATCACACATCTCCGGAATGCTGCCCTCCTGGAGGATTAACTCCTTATAAAACCGATACACAGGACCATCGATTTGACTAACCACACTCACCATTGGGGACACGTTAAAGTCCCACGTCCAGCAAAGTGGCCGCCGCATACTGATCTCTGGCATCTCCCTAGCCACGTGAATTTGTCTATCGAAGCCGTGATACGCTCTTGCGCCGGCCAGGCCTGGCAGCCATTCTCCACCCAGACGTATCCGCCTGCTTGCGGACCCTTCGGGGTAGATGGACTCGAGGCGAGCTATTTCGTCTCTGGGGATACCGGGATTGTCATATATGGATGCGCCAAAAAGCCCGATCCCCGGCGACTGCCCACTCTGCCAGGGCTGGATGATCTTGGGGAAGACCCAACTGGTCGTGACCGAGACGCCCTCCGGCGGCAAAATCGTCGCCGTGCAAAAGAAGATAAGCGGAAACGCCCCGACCCGAATGACTGACTCTTCATAAATCTCCCATGGATGTTCTTCGTCCATGTGGAACCAATCCTTATCAGCGCCCTGATACTTGCGCCTCCCGCTTTCAGCGCTCTTAAACCCTATCAACGACCCGTTTTTGAGCTTCAGGACTTGGCTTTCACTATTCCACGAGTCAATTTCATGCTTGGGGATAAAAGGGGGGTATTTGCCCGTAATGCGGTAGCCATTATCGAAATACTTTGGCTGTATGACATCTCTCGAAGTGGGAAAGTCAAGAGCAGATACCCATCCGCTTGTACTTCTATCGATAACTTGAACCCCGGCCCCACCATGAGGAGCTGGTCTCGCGTCTTGGCGTCCAAAACGGGCAAGAGTAGCTCCAATGTACGCTCCGGCATCGCTCTTACCACTCCTGTTAGCCGCAATAAACCAATTTTCCTTGTGAATGCGGTAAAGAACCGAGTCTACGAACGCCCGCTGCTTCGCGTGTAGCGGAAACCCCCTTAACGGGTCAGCCGCCCGGCGTTCGGCGAGCGCCTCGGCCACAATTAGATATTCTTCGTGGTCGTCTCGGCTCATAACCATGGATTTGCCCCACAAATCATGCCAAAATGACATGGTCGCCCCACGAAATTGGACCCCAAATGCGCAAAAGTCAACACCCCACATTGCGAGCTTCGCGCGCCGCGTTCAAAGCATGTCGCGTTTGCGCTCGACTATGGCCCCGCGCGGACTACGGATGGCACACAACTGGCTCTCAACTCACATTATGCCCTGATTGCGAGCGCCTCCGACACACAAAGTTTGAGCGCTCCGGCCCTAACAGCTGGACACGCGAAGAGCTAACGGTCCTGTACCTGGCACACGGCCATAGATGGCACCCAGGCATCGTCGCTCGGCGCCTAGACCGTACCGAGAACGCCATAAAATCTCGCGCTGTACTTGAAAACCTCGGCCCTTGGCTATACTACGGAAGGGACTTGTCATGATGAAATGGTTTCGCCTATGGTGGACAAAGCCCAAGCCTCAGCGTAACGCCGAGTGGGACACACTAGAACAGTTCTGGAAGCGCCGGTTTGCTATTATCGACGCCCACTACGCTCGAATGTCTGCCGCCCAAGAGCCCTCCGACCCATGTCGTGGCAATATGGCCATCGGAACCGGCTGCGGCCACTGCATAAAGTGCCTCATCGAAAGCGCCGTTCTCGCAACGCCATACAGTACGCCCCACTCCATCTACGATCCGCTCCCTGCGGGAGCGGAAAATGTCAGCATTGCTGACCCATCGGGGAACAAACCATGACCCCCGGCCATTGACAAATATATTTCGTGGCCGCATCATGCGGGGACCGGACCAAATGCCCGGAAACACAGGAGACCAATATGAAGAAACTTCTTGCAGCTGCGCTGCTTGCAGCCTTCGCTGTCACAGCAGTTGCTGGCGACGCGGAAGCCCAGCGTCGGGGTGGTGGTCGTACACGTGTTATTCAGACCTCTCCCAGCGTTGACCTCAGTACCCTCCTGCTCCTCGGAGCTATGGGTGGTGGCAATGCATTCGCTGGCGGAGGCGGTAGCCTTCTGCTCCCATTCTTGCTCGCCCCCCAGACCACGGTCATTGAAGAGCGTGGGCGCCGAGGCGGACGGAGATTGGCACGATGATTAAACCCCTCACCATCGCAGCAGCTATGCTGTTGCTGGCCACTAGCGTCGGCAGTGCCGACGCACAGGGCCGCCATCGGTGGAGGGGTCATCATCATAACCGCGTCATCATCGAGCAGCCAGGACTAGGCGTTGGCGTAGGATTGGCCGGCCTTCTGCTCCTCGGCCAGATGATGAACCAACCGCGTCAGCCGGAACAGTTCGCCCAGCCTCTGCCGGATGAACCCAAGCTTAGGCGGAACAGCCCCATACCGCTCAAGTAAGCCAAGACGGAGGGCCATTCCGGCCCTCCACTTTTGGGGAAAATGCGCATGAATGTCTATCGTGAAATCAGACAAATATGGATAAGGATCGTCCGAATGGCTCTTAACTTCCAACGCCTGGAGACTGAAGTCTCCGAAATGTCAACCGTCATCGACGGCGTTGTTCTCCTCCTGACATCTCTCGCTTCGGAAATCCGCGACAACGCGGCCAACCAGGCGAAGATCGAAGAGATCGCAACGAACCTTGATACCAAGGCGAATGCCTTGGCCGCCGCAGCAGTTGTAGGCACTCCGGCGGAGACTCCGCCATCAGGGGGTGAGCCAGCTGCGGCACGTCGCGTTTGACGCGTTAGGGCGCGTCAAGGAACCCCTCGGCCGTCAGCGTTCCTCCCTCTTGTCCAGTGGGCCGAGGGGAACCACACTTCGGAGAGCATTGCAACATGTTAGAGTCATCCAAATACACCTCCGGCCCCGGCATAGGGGGCATATTGACAACTCTCATCGGCCTCCTGGTTACCGCTGGAGTGCTGACGCCGGAGCAAGGCAGCATTGTTAGCCTACATATCGTTCCGATTATCGGTGGCGTCATTGCTATCATTGGGGCGTTCACAGTGTTTACACTGCCAACACCGCCCGTCACCGATGACACAAGTAAAAAGGACCCATTCTCCCGCTAACGCGGGAACACACAACGCTCTGGGGGGCACACAATGACGTTCGATTGGAGTATAAACATTGGACAGATCATCGCCATCATAGGCATGTTGTTCGCCCTCATCAGTGCATACTATATCATCAAGAGCGACATCAGGGCGCTCGACACTAAAGTTACCGACAGCTACCACGCACTAGACCTTAGGATAATCGTCAGCGAGGCGGCCGTTCGGGATCAGATCGGCATGAATGCCAAGATCATTGCTGAAGTCAGTGCCGTTCGGCAAGATGTTGCAGTCATCCGGGATCGTTTAGAGCCGCCGCCCATAAGCCCTCAACAGACCCAGTCACTAAGGACGCCCTAGTCATGTTTCTCGCCAGCACAGGCAAGCAGGCGCGTAAGCTACCAAATGCCAAAGAGCAGCCTGTAAACCCGTTTATGGCGCAAGCCGTTAAAGGAACGGACCCTGCTGGTCCGGGCGTGGGTGCTCCCAGGGCTGAGTTGTTCACAGAGGCGCTCATGAGGCGCCGACGCTGGGCGGCACATGCTCTGGGAGACACGCCCCCGCGAGACGGTCCGTTTGCAGCTAGTGCCGCAACGGTTGCTGTGAGCATGCCGCCTAAGGCACGCCAAGAAGTTCGTTCCAAGCAGACAGGCCTAAACCCATTCGCACAGCGCTGACGCGCTAAATCACAGGACGACGACAATGGTTAAAATGCAGCATTTCAGCTATGCTCATCTGCGGCCGGACCTGGCCTCAGTCAGTCAGTCGTTTGCCGAGCTGGCGCACGCCGTCCTGAACACGTTGCCTAACAACGCCGAGCGGACAACCTGCTTGCGTAAGTTGCTGGAGGCGAAGGACTGCGCCGTCAGGGCATACCTGGAGGGGCACACGACGGTTCCTGCGGAACCGCCTGAGGCGGTTCAGGACACAGATATCCCAGTGTCATGAACACACTCGATGTTCAGTTGCGATTGATCGAGTTGGGGCTCCTCAAAGGGAGCCCCGATGGCATTAAGGGCCCCCGCACTATCCGGTCCATCAGAACATTCCAGCGTATGTACGGCCTCAAGTCAGACGGCATAGTAGGGCCACGGACGGAGGCCGTGCTCTGGCCGCCAGGGACACCAAGCAGAGACGAACCAGACCCCAAGGCTCCTCCTGGCCCTCGACCTGCGGCTGGCGCACCTACATGGCCTCGGCAAAAGGATGTTGCGGCATTCTACGGCGCCCGAGGTGAGAACCAGGTCATGTTGCAGGTGCCGTACAAGATGCTGTATGCGGGCGACAGGCGCAAGGTCATAAGGCAGTTCTCAATCCATGAGCGGGCACATGACAGTGCGCTGCGAGCACTTACGCGCATAGCCGCCACCGATGCCGAGCTGCGCTCGGCGGTCGGCGCAGACATCTTCGGCGGCTGTTTGAATGTGCGACTGATGACGGGTAGCTCCACTACGTGGAGTATGCACAGTTGGGGCATAGCCATAGACTTCGACCCAGCGCGGAATGGGTTTACCTCCAAGCGCGCCAATGCGCGTTTTGCGCAGAAGGACGCCGAGTGGTTCTTGGACGCGTGGGAGGCGGAAGGATGGCTGAGCCTTGGGCGGGCGAGGGACATGGATTGGATGCATGTGCAAGCCGCAAGACTTTGACACCGACCCCGATGCCGACCTGCGGTCGGCGCAGGCACAGAAGGACTGGGCGTCCCTAAGCGAGAAGCAGCGGACGTGCGAGCATCCGAGGTGGACATGGTGGCGCACTAAGTGGGTCCGAGGGCGTCAGCGGCGCGAGAGCGTATGCCAGGAGTGTGGAGCACACTATGACGAAGACCAGTAGCACAAGGGAGGCGGAACAGCCCCTTCGGGAGGCGGAACCGCTGCGCGGCACGCAGTGGCTTGTCATAAAGCCGTTCACAGTGGATGACGCCATGCAGGCGGCAGCTGGCATTCTGCTAGGTTGGCTGGCGCGCGTAGCGATGCAAACGAGTGATGACAGTATGCGCATTCTTCCGGCGGCCGACTGGCGCACTGGCCCCGAGGAGTTCGTCAAGTGGCTCTCGGATCGTACCATGAGAGTTGATGGAACTTTGGACTTGGGAGCTTTGGGCGCTTTGGGTGCTTTGGGCGCCGACCTGCGGTCGGTGGAGTGGGTGTTGAAGGAGGTTGGCTTGTGGCCAGCTACGACTATGCATGTAGTGCATGCATGTCAGGCGCTTGAGGATGCGGGCGGCAATGTCCGGTCGGCGGCAGTGCTAATGCGTCGCATCTATCGGGTTGGTTTGTAGGGGGTAAACAAGTAGGCTTTTAAACGCGCACCTAGCACCATGCTCCTACGTTGACGTGTAGCCGGGGGGCCACCCCCCTTAGACATTATTGTCACTATGTAACGGGGACACACAGATGCAGCCGAGCAACAGTAGCTCATGCGCCATAGTGTGGTTGCATATATACTACGTGACATCGTGATATAACTACCACACCACGCTATAGTTCAGTCAAATTGACTGGGGATACACCAATGGGTTGTACAAATGGAAATGGCCTCCCGTTGCCGGGAGGCCACACCATGTCAACCAAACGTGTTATTTGGGCAACTTCGCCGTACCATCGGCAATTGCTGCTAACCATCTACGCGCAACGTCTATATCCGTGATCTTAGATGCCCTTGCGAAGGCGTATAAATCGCGGGTTGGACCGTCAATTGCGGTACGCGTGGCCTCCACAATTTCGCTTTTGACATGGACGCGGCTAAATACGCTCGCATCCAAAGCACCTTCGCCCATCTCCCGCAATTTGCGTTGCAACGTGATCACATGTGTCCTTGTTGACGTCTCCATCAACTCAGCCTTTGATGTCCCGCTGTAATCAAATACGGTTGTGACACCATACCTCAGCGTAGACTTTTGGTCCAACTTGAATGTATAAGTGGCCTTGACCGTATTCTCATCAACGATTTCGATTTTACTCGTTGCAGTCTCACCATCTCCAATCGGTACACGCCTGACGCCAACGTGTCCCTTAGGAGACTTAGATTGTGTCGTTTTTGCCGTCGAAGCGGCAGTAACGTCACGCAAAATGCGTGGGCTTGATGCATCTGTCTTGGCGTTTGTGTTAGCAACATTCGCCTCAGTCGTGTTGATTGCATCCACCATAACCCATTTTCCTTTTCGGTTTGACCCATCACACGCAAGTGCTGCGCACACGCTCAAATTGTTACGAATTCAGCATTGCAACTAAATGCTTCCATTCATCATAGATCGGCCTCATGGCGAATAGTTTTTTGTTCCACATTTTGCTTCAACCAGGCCATAAAATTAGCTAGGCGAACTGTTTCTTTTCCAGCTAGCATCTTCTCCGAGCGAAGGCGCTGGGCCCACCAAGCGAGTTCTTCGTTAAGTTTTGTCATGTCATTGCACACATTGACCAAATCGCGGACAATCTCCATATGCCTATCAGAGGTTGCATCTTCCAAACGCTGCACTCTAGGTTCGTCATTCACATCGTAACGGGGCATTGTCATGTTGATCGCTCCAAATGGTTGTGAGCACGTACGCAACACGTGTGTGTGATGGATCGGTTAACAATTTCAAAGAACCGGGACCAATTCGCGTCCCACATATATATAACCACGTTTGTGCATGTTTGTGCAAAAAATCGACCTACAAAACGCACCGATTTGATCACATTATTGTGAACGGATGCTGCACATATCACACGCTCTGCGTGCAAAAAATATGGGCCACGTTGGCCCATATTTCACAATAACGTGAATTCACAACTATGTGAGCAATGGCGCGTCACGCGGAGCACCAAAACGCAAAAACACGTTTACGTTATATCTGGGGTAACATTGTGACAAGTGCACTTCAGGCGTGTATGCACGAAATCGGCTCTAAGATTGGAAAATGCAACGTGCGGTTGCGTCTAAAAATTCGAGCCAACTTGCTTCGCAATCGAGGCAATCACTTTTAAAATATAGGCGTTCCGTGTAAGGCCACTGGCGTGGTCTGAGCTGATCACTGGCTCAGTTCAAGGGCCACTGGCCCATGAGGCGTGTAAAGTCACCCCGAGGGACTGTACACTGGCCAAAAACGCATGTACAGTGCTCCAAAAACAGGGGCGACTATGCAATTTTACAACCGGAGCGTGTGCCACTGGCTCATTTCTGTTCAGTAGCAGGCTGTTCAGTGGCTAATTCGGAGAAGTCTGCATCGATTACGGGGCCGCCGAGCTGCAACTGCTGGGCCAATTGGCGAGCCTTGTCCTCCAGCTGACTGTCGCTCATGCGCCCAACGTTCAGGTTGAATGTGTGCGTCTGCTCCGTTTTGTCAGTAAAGCCGGCCGTCCGCGCCAGCTGGCTCAGGGCTGCGATGTACTTGTCAGGGTACTTGCTGGCGAGCTTTTGGATGTCACCTTCAGCAGGTGTGTTCTCAAGCATGATAGCAAGCAAGTCCAAAAAGGGTGTTCTGTCGTATGCTTGCAGGCGGCGCCTAAGCTCATCGCCCGTAAAATTAACTCTGGCCACCGATCATCACCACTCGTTTACAGTAAGAGCATATTTCATCGCCGTCATCGTCCATCATAAAGTCAGCGCCACCACAATGTGGGCAATGCGAAAGATCAGGCGCCTCCACAGCTGTGTGACACACGCACTGCTCAAGCGTCTCGCCACGTTCGCCACCATAGATGTAGCCGTCGCCCTTGCATGCGGGGCAGTCAGGCTCACCGGGCCCTAGCCCGGCGGCGGAAACAGGCCCAACTGAGTTGGGCGGCATTGGACACTCATACGAGCCAAAGTGTGTGCCGCCGCACTCAGGGCAGTTCTCGATTTTCATACTGGCCTCCGCCTCCGCCTTGTTATGGATCATGGACCTGAGCGCCCGCTCCATGCCACTGGTGACGTAGGGCACCTTAGGCTCCTTGCGGCCAGGAAGCAGTCCAACCCCGCGCGCAGCTCTGCGCGCTGATGCGGCGCGCTTCTGAGCAAACAGATCAGGATCGTCAATCTGCGCCTGCAGGCGCCGAGCGGCGATTTCAGCGGTCGTGTTGAGCCCTCGACTGCGATCAGTGTTTTCATTGACGACCTCCGCCGCCAAGAATATCCACTGGTCGATGGCAGTCATGGTTGTCATCCACACACCGTCAGGCCGCTTGATAGCAGGAAACGCGTACATTTCGGTCCAGCGCCACATAGTGCCAATCGTTGACACGCCCAAGTACCGACATATGGCCTCGGCGCCAACTAAGACATTGTCGTCGGGGTTGATGTACAATTTGGCGGCAAACGAGTCAACTTTCACGCCGCCAAAACGCTTATCTCTAGTCAGGCCCTGGGTCACTTAACCTTCTCATCACTGACACATTGCACTATCTTCTCAACCTTGCGAACGTATGGGTCCTTGCACACTGTACGCCCCCTGGTATCCACAACAATCCAGTCCTCCGCATAGTATTCGTTGGGCTCAGGCACCGACTCCCTAGTTTGCGGATCGATGTATCGTTGCGGCGGCAAGTATTGGCCAAATGCATAGTGTGCAAATTGCAACACCAACACAATAAACAGCATAACAACCATTACAATCATAACTGATCGCCAAGCGTTTCTACCCATCTCATTCACCTGCGGTTCTCCACGCGCTCGCGTATGTCGGCTTCCAGCAAGCCCCACACACGCCTCACAGCTGGCAGCATCAGCTTGACGGCGGCAAGGGTCGGACGGTCGTTTTCCATGGCAAGACCTCCAAAAACGACACAATGACAGTTAGGTGAACCCCTGTCAATCCCGCCAGCCGGATTATGACAAATCGCCAAAAAATGGTCCAAAAAAGCCTTTAAAATCAATGCGAATGTAAAAATGTAAAATTGTTGCCTGTTCGGCGTTACAAAAGCAAAAACGTATCTATATACTACTGTTTATAGATCGTTATATGAAATGCTATACGTCCATAATGGTGGTATTTTACATTTTTACATTTTCACGTTTTGTTCCAATTCATGCCGACCCCGTGACATTTGCCCAAATCGTTGATACCATTGATGTTTACCCCGCCAAGGACCTGCAAAGGGTGCGATAAATGTCACAGGCTGAACCAACAAGAAATACAAGTGACGAGGTTTTAGCTACCGAATTCACCGACGCCTACCACAAAGAAGTCCGTTATGTAGGCCAATGGAACAAATGGCTTACTTATGACGGCAAAAGCTGGGATTTTGACCATAAACTGCTGGTATATACGCACGCACGCGAACATCTCAGGGCCATGGCCCTGAAATTATATGAGTGTGTATTTGGTCGCCTATGCGACGATATCGACAAGAACCTATCAGCTGTACAACGGGACAATGCAGTTTCTGAAGCCCGCTCTAAGGCATGGGGCAAGACAAATGGTATGTTGTCAACATCCACTGTTCACAACATAGTAACTCTCTCGCGTTATGATCGGCGCGTAGCATCGGGCGTTGAGGAGTGGGACACTGATCCGTGGCTCCTGAATACACCGGGCGGCACAGTCGACTTGCACACAGGCCAAATGCGCCCACACCGCGCCAAGGACTATATACGCAAGGTCACAAAGACATCGCCTGATCTTAAGATGCAACCGACTAAGTGGCTCGCGTTCCTCACCCAAATTATGAAGGGCGATGAGGAAATGGTGCGCTATCTACAAAAGGTATTTGGCTATTGCCTTGTCGGCGAGACCAAAGAACATGAAATGTATTTTGCGTACGGGACAGGCAAGAATGGCAAAGGCGTCACGCTCTCGACAGTCCGCTCATTGCTGGGCGGATACAGCATGGAAGCTGCAATTGAAACCTTCGTTGTCAATGATACGTCACGGCACCCAACCGAATTGGCCGATCTCCAGGGTGCGCGGCTGGTCACATGCGGTGAGACTGAGGAGGGAGCACGCTGGGCTGAAGCGCGCATTAAACTACTTACCGGCGGCGATCCGGTCAAAGCCCGATTTATGCGCCAGGACTTTTTCGAGTACAAACCCCAATTCAAGCTATTCCTGGCTGGTAATCACAAGCCGCGCCTGTCAAACGTTGACCAGGCAATTGAGCGCCGATTTAGACTCATCCCATTCACCTATACCGTCCCGCCCGAAGACCGCGACGTTGACCTCGAAGAGAAGCTACGCGCGGAGTGGCCGGCGATCCTCGCTTGGGCCATTGATGGATGCCTTGCCTGGCAGGCTGAGGGACTGGAACCCCCCAGTGCTGTCGCCACCGCCACGAAGTCGTACTTGAGCCAGGAGGACGCGCTCGGCGGCTGGTTCACTGAGTGCTGTATCGCCGCCGAAACCGCATTCACCCCGACCAAAGACTTGTTCAATTCGTGGGCTGAGTGGGCTCGCGAAAATGGGGAACCAGTTGGAACTAAACGCGTGTTAGCTCGCCACCTTGAGGACCGTGAGCCTATCCTACACATATCTAAGGCCCGCCGTGAAGACGGTATGGGTTTTAAGGGGGTCGAACTGAGGCGACCCGCTACTGTTTGAATTTCCTCCCTGGGGGCCGCGAGGCCCCCTTTTCTTACCTTGAGCAATCATTTGCACACTACGGCTTTTTATGCCATAATGAGCATGGGCATCCAATGGCCCATTGCAAAAGGGAGAACCACATAATGACGCTTAGGGAACTGATTAAAGCATGTAGTGACTACGATCGTGAGACCCTGGTCAATATCGTCGCTGCGGGCGAACTACTCCACATTGGTAAGGTCGAGCTGAGTGACGAGGGCGACACCATCTGTCTCGTCGCCGCCGAGAACAGTGATCAGCCGACTTACCGCGACACCACCAAGGAATAGGACACGCGGCCTGATAGCCCGCAAGCCCAGGGCCGCTGTGGGGCCGCCCACCTTCTGTGTCTCACCAATGCAGGGGATGGGGTGGGCGGCTTCCCACCCACAAAAGGAGGAACAGCAGCATGATTATCAAACCCATTCTTTGGATCGCATACTTCCTGACGTTCGTGACTGTCGCCGCCGTCGTACATGGTGTACCTGGCGGTCGTTGCCTAATCAATGAAGTTGTGCACGAGCCCTGCGTGGCCACCATCGAGCACACCCCGCCCCTACCTGTCCGCAATCCATTCCGTTCATAGCCCCAACTGGGCAGGCTAAGGCGCCTGCCCTTCTTTTTTTGGATTTCTCATGCAAGATCAACTACACGACGTCTTGATGGGCGACCTGCTCTTGCAGTGGGTTGACCGAGACATTTTGTGGAACGCATGGCTTGATGGCCTACGCAGTCCCACGTATATCCAAGGCCACGGAGCCCTCCTGTGCGGCGGCCGTTACTGTCCCTTGGGCGTACTGTGCAGCGTGGCGGGCATTCCACCCATGTGGCCCAATGGTCCATCTAGGCCTGCCGCATTCGCTGGTCGTATCGGCTCCCTCCCGTCCGCCCTGGCCCAGTTCCTGGACGTATCCCCCCACGGCGGTTTCAAGAACGCCGTACCCGCGCGGTATGCAAAGGCCTATCCACACTCGCAGAGCAAGGAGTACCCTGCAGGCTCCGTCGTCAGCCTCAACGACAAAGCGGAGTGGAGTTTCGGGATGCAGGCGACCTATCTGGGCGCCCATCGCAGCAACATGCTTCTCTACACTGCAGGATAACCATGAAACTCGGCAACTACCTTTCAGGTCTTGAGATAACGCTTGAGCCCAGCGAGCATAAGCATCTGACTGAAGATCGATGCAACGTCACAATAGACCAGTCCGATCGCAAGAACTGGCTTTTGTTGATCCCTGACAAGGCTGGAACCCTCAAGCTAAGCCCCACTAAGTCCAACGGAACGCGGGTACTTCGCTTCAATTCGGCGGACACTCGCTCCATGAAGAAGTTCTCCGCCGAGAAGGTTGCTTCGTGGATGACGTCCACAGGAGGGATTTATGGCGCCAAGCCAACTATGTCTGATGTGCCGGTGTCACGTAATGTTACAGCAGTCAAGGGGAAGCAGCCAGTCATTCCATTCGATCAGGTAAATAGCGCCGTCAAGCTGATCAATGGGTTCTTGCGGGCGTACAAGACTGCCCGCGTGCTTGTCGGCGAGGATCGTACCCTGCGTATTGAACTGACAATCGAGTTTGGAAAATAACATGGCAACAAAACCTCGCAGTCGCCAGCCATTCATTCGACGCGGCGCTGACACGACTGACATATGGCTTGAGGACCTGCGCGGACAGGTGTGGAATAGCTCCCGCGATCAGAACCTATCTTGGAAGGATATCGCCATTAGATCAGGTATCACATCCCAAACGATCGCCAAGTTCGCCTACTTTGAGACAAAGCGCCCAATGTTCAACACCGTGTTTAAGATCGCGGAAGCACTGGGCATCAAGAAGTTCGGATGAAGGTAATGGAGGTATAAGTGTTTATTAGTCAGGTCAGTTACATGGAAGCACGCCTTGTAAGCACGGCGCAGTATGAGAATGCTCGCATTGAGGTTGGCTGCACGGTCAGCATTGATGCTACTGAGGATACCACAAAGGCTCTTGAGCAGGCGAAGGCCTTTGTGCGAGGGGCGCTAATTGAGCGTCTCACTGAGATGGAGCAGACGGTCAAGAAGCGTGCCTACGCTGAACTGGCCGACGGCACCATTCGTAAGTATCGCCTGTAATCCCCCGGTGGCGGGTCGCCACCACAAAAAGGAGACGACTATGACTGACTATGCGAAAGACCACGTGCCGAATTGGAGCCGCCGCCCGGACCAGGACAAGCTCAATCTGCTTATCCACTGGGTCCGGGAAGCGTCTATTCCTATTACGGGCGGGAAGCTTGGGAACTTCCGGCGCTGGCTAGTCGAATTGGCCTACGAGAAAGACGACAAGGCGGCGTGCTCTAACGGCCATGATCATGCGTGCAATCGGGGCCTCGGCGAATGGTTAGGCATTGAGCCCTATGGTCAGAAGGGCGCTGACGGCGAGCAGCTGCCTTGGGATCAGCAGACCGGCTGGAGCTCTGAGCGTCTGAACCGCCATGCCGATCCAAAGTGGATCGATGTCATCGAACGGGTTCCATTCTTCGCGCAGAAGGCCATGTATGCGCGCATGCTCGAAACACTGCGCGACACGGGCGAGTTTGTGTATCACCTCCCGGCGGATTACCTCCCCGCCGAGTTGGATGAAGCTGTAAACGGCTAATACGATTGTGGTCCCTAACCTGCAAGGGCAAGACCCGCTTGCGACACTGGAGGGGAGCAAAGGGGGAGGAACAAGCAGTCCCCCGCCACACCTTACCATATGGGATATCAGTCATGGCCACGCAGGCACAACTTAACATCAAGACGTTAATCCGCCACTATGAGAATGCCCCTGACGGCGTTAAGGGCTGGGGTTATAACCAGTGCGCCGCAGGCATAGCATATCAGCTGAACATAACACGGAGCATAGACACCGGGGAATTTGGAAGGGCCTTAGGTGTCACATATAGTCAGGCCCTTGACATCGTCGGTGGGGCCGGTTCAGTTGCGTGGATGCTTATGGACTCGGAGCAGAAGCGCGACTGCGTAATAGCTATGCTCCAGGGCCTACTAGTAGAAGGGGTTGTGGATTGGCGACGGACCAAAATTTAACGCCCCGTGGAGCCTTTTTTGGGGCGTTCGGGTATGGTTGTACCGGCCCGATCCGTTCCGGCCGCCCAGCCCCCCAAATTTCCACGATTTTGGCCATGTTTTGGCCCGACGTTTGGGGTAAAAGTCCGTCCCACCCAAAACCGCCCGAAAACGGAGCAAAATCGATGATCGACGACCCTTACGCAGTGCCGGCTGAAAGTCCACACGAAGTGCATTTGGCGGCCGAACTGGTCCGCGAATTCGCCCCCGCCTGCAACAAGTGGCTCACTACCATGATGGCCCGCGATGAGCCACCGAAGGATGTCCTTATCGCCGCGTGCATAGCCTTCGCAACTGAACTGTACATGACGATAAACATGACTATCGTCCCAGAAGACCGCGAAGCGACATGTAAAAGAGTCGCTAATAATATCTACATACGCCTAGTTAGCATGATGAGAGTAACTGATGTTCCGCCGTCCCCCGGTGACCCCAATGCAAGTATTAATTGAATCCAGACGCCCCGGCGCCCCTGATTGGGGCACCCGTCAGCGTCTCAGCGCTGAGAACTTCATGTACCGCGAAGGAGTCTGGACCTTCGAACGTCTCTACGACCATGCCCAAAACGTCGCGCGGGGCTGGCAGGAAATTGAACCATTAACTGAATTTCGAGTTGGAGTAGACTCGCATGCATACCAAGGCCCACCTGTCTCAGAACCTGCGCCTCTTAGCATCGAGCGAGCTGCCACGGTCCGACGTGATCAAGCAACTCGACGTGCTACTAGTCGAGCTTCAGGCGCGACCAAGTCCCAACTTAAGAGATCGGGTAGTAACAGCAGCTCTAGCCGGCCTGATCCAGCTGCTAAAACAGGGGGAAAGCGCCAGCGTTCGAACCGTCCCGATGATGACGGGATTTGATCCGCCGGAAATGTCGGAAATCGTCGGCGCGGAGCCGTACGACCCCGTTGGTCTCACGATGGGGTACGACTCCGCATATGACGGCAAGACCGAAAATTGATGGTTGCAACTCCTGTTCGGGTGTGCCATGGTGTGTCATCCGTAACCCCGAACATATGAGCAACAAAAATGACTGTCGAAACCGTAAACGCCGAGGTCAAGGTTGAAGGTGGCGAAAAAGGCCCATCCGTATCTGTCGAATATGATTTCGGGGATACGCCTGAAGAGACTAACGAACTTTTCGGCGCGGACATCGTCTATGCGTACGCCAAACGCGGCCTTGTCATCGCCGTCCAGAGCCACTTGCGTGGCCTTCTGCGCAGTGGCAAGAGTGTTGATGAAATTCGAGAGCTTGCCCCTCAGTGGAAGCCTGGCACTCCACGTGCCAAGACCTCGCCTGAGGACAAGATGCGCGCCGAGTGGGCCAAAATGTCGTCCGACGACCGCGCAGCCCTGTTGCGGGAACTGCAGGGTGAAGCTGCCCCAGCTGCTCCACAGCGGGCAAAGCGTTCTGCCGCATGAGCCCATGAAGCTCAGCAGGTAGGCGGGTAAGGGGTTCCGTGTTCGCACCGCGGAGCCCCTTTTCTTTCCAAGGGTGCGATAACTTGGAACATAAAATGACTAACAAACCATACAAACCGAAAGACATTGCCGCAGCCATGTTCGGGCGCCTCTGCGCCGACATCCTCCATATGACCCTGTTGGAGGCCGTAATCTACAGGGGTCTACATAACATGGACACCATCCGCCGCGTAGACGACGTATGTTGCGCCCGAGATTTAGCCGATTATATCCTGAAACACTTACCACCGGAGATACCAAATGACCGTTCTCGAGGACCTGCAAAACAAGCCCCCGAGCACCGAACTGAGCGACAAGGCGAAATACCAGACCCTCCGCTCGTTCCTCGACTTGATGATGAGCCAGATTGACTATCCCATGGGCGCCTGCAAGCAGACCGATAAGATCTGCACGCTCGTGCGCCCGGACTTCCTTGACAGCGTCAGAAAGGCGTTGGAGATAACCCGATGAAAGACATCGTCATAGCTGTAGTTACACTGGCCGCTATCATGGTCGGCTGTACCATCCTCCTGGCCCGCATGACGCCTGCCGCCAAGTCCGCCGAGGTAACTTTGGTCGGCGGCAGTTGCACCGTCATCAAGGGCAGCGGGAGGTGCATTCGCCAGTGCCGTCGCTATCGCAATGGAGTGTGCGTATGAAACGGCTGATCTTTGCAGCCTACTTGGCATGTGCGGCGTCAGCCGCCCATGCCGAGTGTGGCAATGTGCTTCACAACATCATGCGCTCGCGCGAGTGCGAAGCCTATAGTGGCCCCGACTGGACCAAGATCAAGGACATGCGCGACGCCCGGACTGCCGCCCTCCAGGAGTGGATGGACAAGTACGCGGGCTCGGGCCGCTCATTGGAGCTGATCCTCAAGGACGCTGACATCCGCCGCAGCCATTCCCTAACACGGGACACGCAGATCTTTGGCAGCGACGCTGACATGTGGAAAGCTCGTGGGTGCGCCGAGCTGCCCTTGTGCGTCAAGCCCAAGATCGACGCCAGCGAGAACCCAACGCCCCTACCACCTAAGCAGGTCAGGGACCTTGAAGACGAGCCAGCGCCGAAAGCTAAGCCCGCGCCGCGCAACAGCAGGACTGGCGGGAACTATTGCGGTCCGCGCGACCGGGCGAGGGGATATTGTAGATGAGCACGATCGCCCTGCTTATAGGGGGAGCCCTAATAGTGGGAGGGGCTGGCTACGGCGTCGGCGTGTGGAAGCAAGACCGGGTCTGGCAAAGCCTCCTAAACACCCTCGACTTATTTGAGTGGACTGAGGATGGCCGCGAGACGGTCATTTACCTTGGCTCTGTCAGTAAGCTCCAAAGGATCAAGGACTGCCAGGTGGAGGATGGTTATACAATCACCGTTTACTTGATGGGTGGCGCCAACTCATGCTATAAGGATCTCGACTATGATGAGTTCCGCAATGCATGGTTTGACTTTCTGAAGTGTCATAGGAGATGCAATTGAAAGCTAATGACCTTACACACGTTGACTTGCATCGCAAGGCGGCTGCCGTCGTTTTCAGCAACACTGAAACGGGCATGAAGGCCGTTATTGCCCTGGCATTTGTCGACTCTATGCAAGTGGAGGATGACGGTATGACAATCGTCACCATAGGCGGCGCCGAGTACACCGTATCAGCGTCATTCTGGGACGACGTCTCGACCTGGTGGATCGATTATCTGTCAGGGGGGCTAGGCGACGATGAAGCTGGTGCGTAAGACAACTGAGCAGAAGGTTGAAGCCCTTCTGCTCGACGTAATGCAACTGCGCTTGGCCACTAGGGCTCTGGCCAAGAAGGTAGCCCCTGAACTCGTGGAGCAATTTGATGTCATTAAATCGAGCCAACCTCCGTTTGTACGACAACACCCGCCTGAGTGACTACAAGCGCTGCCCGCGCTTCTTCTTCTACAGGCACGTCATGGACTGGGTCTCAACGGGCGAGCGGCGTGTGCCGCTAGTCTTTGGCTCGGCATGGCACACGGCCATGGACCGTCTGTGGGCGGGCGTAAACTCCCGCCATTCGCGGGAAACTGTGATCGACAGCGCATACGGCGCTTTCATAGTCACGTGGATCAAGGAGGGTATGCCGCCGCCCAGCGAAATCGATCTGAGCTTGAGCCAGGAGCTGTTGCCACGCACACCTGGCCGCGCTCTTGAGATGCTGGAGAATTACTACGACAAACGCCAACAGTTCATCCTGTCCGCCACAATTCTGGACATTGAGCGCCCGTTTGCAGTACCGCTCAGCCCGAGTGACCCCACACTGTTCTATGTGGGTCGGATCGACAAGGTGTTGGCGCCGGACAAGAAGTCCGTGCGCGGCATCGAACACAAAACAACTACCGCCATGCGCCTCAACACGCGCAAGGAGCAAACCATTAGTGGCATGTTTAAAGAGTCCTTCAGCCCCAACTCCCAAGTCGATGGCTACCTATATGCGCTCGACCTGCTGTACCCCGACATGCGAACAGACGTGTATGTGGATGCAGTTTTGGTGCACAAGCTGGGTGAGGATGCCGCATTCATCCCACAAGAACGCCAGCCTAATCAGCTGGACATGTGGCTGTGGGAGACTCACTATTGGATCGACCGCATCGAGGAGGACAAAGCCCGCCTAAACGCCAATGATCAGTCTCCCTACATGAATGCATTTGCCAAGAACACGAACTCATGCTTTGACTTCAATACGTCCTGCGAGTATCTGGACCTGTGTCGCTCGCGGCCAAACCCCCTGACGTGGCAGGGCGAGCCTCCGCAGGGCTACAAGGAGCAGCATTGGGACCCACTCGACCACATAGGCACACCGCGGGAGCTAGCATGATGAGAGCGATATTGATCGAGACGGATAAAAAGCGAATTCGCGAAGTGGACGACTTTGATGGCACCCTAGGGTATATGTATAAGATACTTGAGTGCAGCCTGGTAGAGTCCGTATACCTGTCGCATGGGGACATACTATTTGTGGACGAAGAGGGCCTGCTACGATCGTCCACGATCGCTAAGGGCTTCTTCAGATGGCTAGCATATCCACAGGATCTATCAGGGCGAGGCATCATAGTTGGTGGGGGTGACGGTGAGGAGCTGGATGCCCCTGCTATGTCCATTGACACGGCTAACCGCATGGTGGCATTTCTGACATGAAACGCTACACATTCCGAGGGGTAAAGTATGACGAGGGCGTGCGCGTGGTCATAGCTGATACCGCTCTGGACGCGCGCCACGAGGCAATGTGCGTACGCTGGGGGCCGCCGGTCGGCATCTACGCGCCACGCTACAAAGGCCTAGGACTAACTCTTGAAAAGGTGGAGGACTTGCCCGATGAGACGGATGCTGTTCGTAGTTGAGGTGGAGTTGGAAACCAACATACATCAATATAATCCTGACGCCCCCGAGATGGAACCATGCAGTGACGTGTTCATACGCGGCGAGCTGAAGCGACACATTCAGGAGGCTGTAGAGTCGTGGGGCGGCCAGCTGTGGCCTGGCCATCTGCTATTCAGTCAGAACTTCAAGAAGGTGAAAGTGAGTGCAATATGACTACAACATATGTGGTAATGCCCGATTTGGAGATCGAAGTTGATCGCGCGTCCATGACCGTCGGGTTCGATAAGAATGGGGCACTATTCGAAATCACATTTAGGCAGCTGTTTAACATAACATCCATCGTATTAGACGAGATGGCTGAGAAGATTGATGATGAGATTGTGGGATGAGACGTAACAAGTCACCCTATTGGGTTTTACAGAGGAAACGCAATGACAAAGCCGATGAAGCTGGTGATGATCGAGTGGGTGGACACGATAGGGAGCCACGACTGGTATCACATGAAGAACTACGAGACCAGGACGCCGGGGGTAGTCCGAACAGTGGGGTGGGTGCTGAGGGACCTACCGGAGTACATCGAGGTGGCTCAAAGCCTGATGGATGAGGGGCGCCCAGATGACATGCAGGTGAACCACACTATGTCCATCCCAAGGCCAAGCATTCTGTCTATTGCTGACATCATATCTAAGCCAAAATCGATTGACATCTGATTGTTTATATGTAACAATGTGCTGTAATCCTGGAAATGGAGCAGCATATTGTCACAATCGTCCCCCGCCGCTGTTGCGGTCACCAAAAACGCCAAGCAAGCCCAGGTCAGCCCCTACCATCGCATAATGTGCGTAGGCCCAACTGGCTCCGGAAAGAGCGCCCAAATTTGGACGTTGCCCGGTCGCAAGTTCGTGTACGTGTTCGATCCGAACACGCTGGCGACTATTAGCGGCTGTGATTGCGACTATGTGGAATTCCTCCCCGAATTCACTGAGATGGACGCCACTCTCAAAGGGTTTAACAAAGGCTCCAAGAGCGACAAACCGAGCGGCAAGGCTAAGGAGCCTACGCTTTATATGCGCTGGGTGGACCACATAAACACCTTCGTAGACATGCGCAAGATGCACAGCGAGAACTATGAGTGGCTCGTGTTTGACAGCATGACCTTCATATCTAAGGCGCTGATGGACCGTCAGCTATACATCAACAACCGCTACGGCGATATTGAAGAGTTGGGGGATTACCGTGTTGTTGGAAGTAAGCTTGCTGACGTCTTCGGGACGATTAGTAGCCTCCCAATCAATATCTATTCCACCGGCCATATACAAACTTATGAAGATGACAAAACCAAGAAGGTTGTTACGCAGATCATGCTTCCAGGAAAGGGGCGCACCATGCTACCTCTCAGTCACACTGATACCTGGGAAACACGTGCGGGTGATAGGGCCGGTACGTACGAGGTTAAGACCGCGCCGGAGGCCAGGGGGTTACAGGAAATTCGGAGTGCGATGAAAGGACTCAAACCAGTGGAGGACGTCACTATCAAGAACTTCCGACTTGCCACCGATTACGGCATCGGGGCGCTGATTAAGAAGAGCAAACAACCAGTAGCAAAGGTGGCCTAAATGCCATTCATCAAAGAAAGTCTGGACGACGTAACTGAGGCCCATCCGGCGCCCGAGGGCGAATACGACTTGCGCATCCTCAAGGCTACTGACGGCGAGACTAAGAAGGGCCAGCCTATGGTCTCAGTACTGATTGGATTTGCCGATGGCACCGACGCCCCACCCTTCGGTCACTGGGTACTGGGATGGAATGGCCTTGAGGACGACGAGGAGATCCTTCGGCGCAAGCGCGACTTTAAACGCTTCTGTTCCGTGTTTAATGTGCCCGAGGACTTCGAGGTCGAGGATCTCAAGGGCGAGGTAGGTACATGCTTTGTGGGGCAGGAGGAGAGCGATCAGGACAACGTCGTCCGCAATCGCCTCAAACTGCCCCGCTTAAAGGAGTAGGTAGCTGCGGTTTAATTCCTTTTGACGCAGTTGCCTATAGGGTCGGAGAGATGGCTGTAACGAGGGCTCTCCGGCCCGCCTCACGAGGACAGAAATGACAGGTAAAAAGCTAATTCGTATAAGCATGCAGGTTGACCCCGACATCGCAGATCGGCTGAACAACGAAATTCGACACGGCTTCCGTGGCCATCTGATGGGCGGTCTCCTTAAGCTCGCCCTCGACGCCATCGAGAAGGACGGCGACATAATGCTCGGCGCCCTGATCGCTGGCAAGTACAAACTGGTGCCGGATATACATCATGACTGACCGTCTAGAAAAGCTATGGCCCCATCTGGGCAACATGACGCCCGACGAGCTACGTCAGCAGATTATCCGCATAAGGGCCGAGCGGCGCCTAATAAAGATGAAAAGCGCCACAAAGACCGCCCGACAGACGAGCGACACGGCCAAGGCTAAGGCCCGCAAACTCCTGGCTGACATGGACCCAGCAACTATGGCCAAAATGCTCAAAGATTTGGAGCCATGAGTCTGAGCGCTTTTAGTAAGGAGGCTATGCTTGGCTGGCTAGCGGGGTTTATAGACGGGGAAGGGTCCATAGGTTTATACAAGGTGAAATACGGATACTCCCCACGTGTTACAGTTGCCAACACCTCTACGGAAGCGCTTAACAAGGTTGTAGAAATCACTAGGCTCCTAAATATAGGCATCACCGGGTCTGACGCAACTATGAAAAACAGCACTATGCGAACTGTGAAGTTGTCTATATCTAAACGAGCTGATATACAGACATTGCTGGATGCTGTACGACCGTTCCTGGCGGGTAAGGCTAATGAGGCGGACATAATGCTTGGATATCTAGCAGGTAGCTTAACTGGGGAGGATGCATCAGACGCCCTCAAAAAGGCCAAGAGGCGCCCTGGCGTCATGATTATAGGTCGTCCCATGTTATACAACCAACGGTTGTATTCCCAGTCAAATTGACTGAACTATAAAGGATGGGGGATAGTGTGACTGAGCTTAGTTACGAGCATCACTTCGAGTTTCCGATCCACAAGGTCGTGGTCAAGGGACGAAGCCGCAAGGACATAGGGTCACTAGATGGTCTGGCCGCTAGCATTGAGCACAAGGGCCTTCTCCAGCCCATTGGTCTGACGCCTAAGGGCACCCTCATATGGGGCGAGCGTCGTCTCGAAGCACACAAGCAGCTTGGACGCGAAGTGATCCGTGCCTATGTGGTGTCGGGCGCCGACGAGACTGATCTGCTGGAGATGGAGCATGACGAAAATGAGATCCGTCTCCACTTCCACTGGACTGAACGAGCACAGATAACTAAGGCCATATTTGAGTCGCAGAAAACTCGAATGCGCAAGAAAGGTAAGGTCTGGACTCAGGACGAGCATGCGGCAACCTATGGTATGTCTCAGAAAACCGTTAGCCGACAGCTCGCCCTCGCCGAGGCACTAGAGGCCCAGCCAGAGCTAGTTAAGTTTCAAAATCAGGAGGACGCTGAGAAACAGCTCAGCAGGGACGAAGAAGTTAAGGTACTAAAATTGTTAAGGGAAAAGGTTGCCGCTACTCATAATGCCCCCAAATGGGCCAAGGACCACTACATTATCGGCGACGCCCTCGACGGTATGGCGCAGATGTCCGATGAGACCTTCGACTTCGCCGAGGTCGACCCACCTTATGGCATCGAGCTGGATCGCCGCAAAGGCCGCAACCTGGATAGGTTGCACACATCCGACTATAACGAGATCGGCGTCGAGGCATTTCCACCCTTCATGAGGAATGTCGCCAATGAAACGTTTCGTCTACTCAAACCCAACACATTCGCCGTGTTCTGGTACGGTATGCAATGGCACTGCGAAATGTTCGCCTGGTTGCGTCTGGCCGGCTTCAGTGTCAATCCCGTGCCCTGCATATGGTATAAAGGAGTTGTGGGCCAGACCGCCCAGCCCGACGTTGCCTTCGGGAGCGTGTACGAGCCCTTTTGGCTGGCACGCAAAGGCACACCTAAGATGCTCCTTCAAGGAAAGCCCAATGTCTTTCACTTTGCATCAGTTCCACCCACCAAGAAAATCCACACCACGGAGAAACCCATCGAGTTGCTTAGTGATTTACTGGGTACCATACTGTTCCCTGGCAGCAACATCCTTGTTCCGTTTCTCGGAAGTGGCGTTACGCTACGAGCTGCATATCGGCTCGGTCATACGGGCCTCGGCTTTGACCTCAGTGCGGAGAATAAGGCCCGGTTCCTCGACCTTGTTCAAAGAGACCGTAAGCCAGAAGCTCATGGAGATACTAACGGAGATCAAGAATGAGCATTATTGAACCACGATGGCACCTGACCGACGTCTTTCCGCCGCCCCATGGCATCTGGTTCTTCGGACGCTACACCAATGGGATTATGCCAACGTACATCTTCATAGACGGGCCATGCGTATCGATCCGCGTAGAAGAGCGCGACATAAAGGTCATCCAACACACCCTCGACCTCCCGCCGGAGTGGCGCCCATGAAAGCAGTTGAATGGCGTGAGTCCAGGCTCGAACCTATACCCAAAGGCGTGTGGGTGTATGGCATCTCTTATGATGAATTCAAGGCCAGAACTGGCCCATCACCCGTCTTACAGGATCAATTGGGTAACTATTGGACAGTAGAAATATACCATCTTGATGGTGTGCCCACCATACAGCGAGGGTATAAACCACCTGCTATGTGGAGGTTTATGTGACCACACCCTATGAGGACGGCGATCCGCAGAGCCCTCTATGCGTGCTGGGGCAGGCGCCGGGTCAGTACGAGATGAAGCGCGGAGCGCCCCTCGTAGGTCCCGCCGGCGAGGTGTTCCGTGAGTGTCTTGGCCTGGCGGGCATCAATCGCCGCAACATCTACATCGTAAACGTATGGGAGACGCAAGTTTGGACAGACCAAAAAACCGGCGCCATCCTAGGAACCCGTGGAGGAGACGAACTATGGAACAAGAAGGGTTTCACGGCGTACGGACTAGAGCTGGCCTCACCGACTCTGGAACGGCTGAGAAACAGTGGCGCAAACTGTATCCTTGCCTTGGGGCAACAAGCACTGGAATTATGCACAGGCAAGTCGGACAAGATTATGAAGTGGCGGGGTTCACCGCTGGAAGGCTTACCTCGTATTGGTGGGAAGAAGTTGATCCCGACAGCCCACCCCGCGGCGACGATACATGGCGTGTACTTGTGGCGATACCTGATCATCAGCGACATGATCAAGGCGAAAGCGGAGTCGATGACGTCGACCTTGGAGTTACCGCGCCGGGATATAATTATCCGCCCAACGCTTGCCCAAGCGCTGAATTTCATCCGATCGTGTCAAAGTGTGGAACGTGTGGCTACGGACCTGGAGGTGGTGAACCATCAGATTAGCTGCTTTAGCCTGTGTACCCGCCCTGATGAGGGCATGACAATCCCGTTCACTGACGAGAGCGGCGCCTACTGGGACGAGGATGATGAGGTACTGATATGGCAGGAATACGCAAAGCTAATGCACGACCCCAAGGTGATGAAGATCAATCAAAACATTGTGGGCTTCGATGCAGTTTTTATGATGCTCCAAAACCATATACGTGTCCGTGGCGAGATTGGCGACCCCATGATAGCCATGAGCCTATTATATCCGGAGTTTCTAAAGGGTATCGACTTTCAAGCGTCGATGCACACGAGAGAGCCCTACTGGAAGGACGAGGGCAAAATGTGGAAGAACGAGGGCGGCGACTTTCCGCAATTCTGGCGCTACTGTGGGAAGGACAGTTGTGTGGCTATGGAGTTATGGGATATTCATGCCTCCGAGCTAACTCGGCGCGGCATGTGGCAGACCTACAGGGACACCGTCGCTCTCATGGACCCTCTCATCTACATGACCCTGGCCGGGCTGGCAGTGGACCATACCCGCCTAGAGGAGACGAAGGCTGACATCGAACAAAAAATCCTAGCCGCCGAGGCTAAACTCAGCGAAGTGGCGGACTACCCATTCAACGCCAACTCGCCCAGCCAAGTCGCCAAGTATTTCTACGAGCACAAAGGCTTGCCGCCGTACATCGGAGCGTCGGGCGGCCCTACCACCGACGACAAGGCCCTGTCCCGTATTCTGAGGAAAACCAATTGGCCAGAAGCAAAACTCGTGCAGGACATCCGCAACCTCAAAAAGCTGAAAGGTACCTACCTTGACGTACAGATGGACCCCGATGCTCGCATCCGATGTTCGTGGAACCCGCGCGGGACGTGGACTGGACGACTGAGCAGTAGTCAGACAATCTTGGGTACGGGAATGAACCTCCAAAACCTTGACCCACGTTTCAAAGGCTTCATAGTGAGTGACGCAACATGAACTACCCCGTTACATTCGTGTTCAAGGACAAGAACCGCGAGCGGGAGGAAACCCGCTACATGACACGAGTCCCAAATGCAGGGGAGTATGTGAGCTTTCCCAATACGCCCGGCTCAGTCCCACCATACGTAGCATTTAAGGTACTTCGTGTGCATACATTTCTCGACTTTCAGGAGCATGAATTTTCGGTGGAGTTGGAGTGACACAGCATGACTTATCTGTTGGAGACCATTCATGCTCTGGGCTGGTTAGTAGCAATCCACAACGACTACATCCAGAACGATGCACGTCACGCATTCTGGCTGTTTACAGACGACAAAGGTAGATACGTAAAGGGCGAAGGTCTTACCGACGACAAAGCCCTGCAGACGTGCCTGGATAAGATAAGGGCCCTAGATGATGTTAGTTGAGCGACTGGATCAGAGCGACATACCACGCCACTTCAATCGGCAGTGGTGTAGTCAGATGGTAACGTCCAGCTACTTCCCAAAAGCCAAGCCCTGGAAGTGCAAGGTCACGGCCAATTGGACTATCGATGGCGTACCATATTGCAATCGACACGCTGGGCTACTAGCCCTCATACACATGGAAGTCCAGAATGTTCGTTGAATTCGACCTATCCGGCGCCGAGTGGGTAATCGTAGCCTACCTCGCTGATGACAAGAACATGATTGACGTGGTGGAGAGCGGACGGTCGCCACACGTGGCGACAGGCGCCCTGATCAGCGGTGCTCCTGAGCACCTGGTCATCGCCGAGCACGACTTCCTCGGTTCCATGACGGACCCTGACGGTCTGCTGATGTTCCGCACCAACGAGATGCCCGAGTTGATGCACGGAGGGTATTTCGTACCCCGCTCGATGACCATCCGTCAAGCAGGTAAGCGTTCAAACCATGGCCTAAATTATGATATGCGTTACAGGCGCTTCGCCCTTGAGAATGAAATGCCTGAAACTGACGCCAAGCCCATATGCGAAAAGTACCACAACGATGCCTATCCGGGCGTCCGTCAGGTGTTCCACGTTGATGTCATCAACGAGTTGAAAACAAATGACCGAACACTGGTCAACCTTTTTGGAGACAAAGTCCGCCTCATGGAGCAGGGCGGACCTGACCTATGGGACAAGGCATATTCGTACAAGCCTCAATCCACCGTGGCGAAGATCGTAACCCGCGCCATGGTCAAGGCCTATAATGATAATGGACCCCTTATGGCACTGGCTGGTCTACGTGCCAACGTCCATGACTCAGTGTTGTTAAACTGGCCTGACGACCGTTCAGACGAACTTGTGCCATTCGCGCAGCAAATGGTCGAGTACATGAGCTACGAGTTCACAGTAAAAGGCCGACGCTTCACACTCGGCGTTGACGTGAAGGTCGGCCCTAATTGGGGTACTATGGAGAAGTTGCGTTTACCCAAAGCCCCCAAATCCGAACATGTTTTGGAAGAAGTCTCTGAACATGGGCGGCTTGGGCGGGACGACGTTACCGATAGTGTCAGTCCCGACGCCCGGTCCCGGCTTGCCGCTGGGCAAGATATCCTTCAACAGCGTTGATCCTTGATCAGGTCTTGCATAAAGGTCTACAAATGATCCACCAAATGCCTTCCCCATCCAGTTATCCCCACCTCCAGATGATGCTGGACCTCCACCACCAACTGACTCAGTCATTCTGCTTGAGCGAGAAGCATCTGCGCTCCCAGGCAGTACCGCACTGGATGGTGGTTCAGGCGCATCTTGCGGATTTTGAGAGGGAGGTGGTGGTCCCCCTGCTCCAATATCATTTGCACTCGCATACTCCGGCGCCCGATAATCAAACTTGGTTGTGCGCCGCCCCGGCGTTGGAGGGGGTTCTTCTCCACCACCTACCATCACAACCTGCTGGCTAGGATCAATAGAGGCTGGCTTGCGCTCTGGTGTATCCATTCCAGCTACCCTCATACCACGCTCAGGCAAGTCTGCGATCTCGCTACGTTGCGGTGTTGGAGGTGTTCCGGCCGCGCTGGGGTCGAATGCCACGTCAGTCCCAGCAGCACCACTCTCTCGCGCGTAACGAGCTTGCCATAACTTGGTGAAAGCTCCGCTGGTAACGTTCTCAACGTTACCACCAAACTGAGTTTTGAACGTTTTAACAGGTATGTTGCCGCGTATGGCTTTCTTCGCCCAGCCTTTACCTTTGGCTTGACCTTCGGGCGTGTTGTACATGTTGACCCACGCGGGCTTGTCCGGATTTTTTAGATGCGCTGGCCCACCAGCTACACCCTGCTGATGTATTAGATATGTCTCCCACGCCTGAGGTGGACGACCCATCTGTTCCTCAAACGAAGTGATGTTCTTCTTCAGAATATTGGCAAATGCGCGTGTGGTCTCCTCTGGGTTGAACCTGCTTCCGCCTCCGCCTCGCTTTTGCTCAGCGTCAGACATCATAAACAGGCCGCCATACAATTTACCCGTTCGCTTCTTCGGGTTGAAGCTGCTCTCAATACCTGCAAAACTCTTCAACGTGTTGAACGGAATACCATACTCCTGCGCAGCCCTGGCAAGGACATTCATAATAGCCTGAGGTGGTTGTCTCTTAGCCATTCTAGCCTCCGAGGAGCTTGACGATAGGGAGAGCCCGATGCCCAACACTATCCCAAATAGCCTCCACATGGTGACGGCATTTTATAACCCCCCGCCCCATATTGCAACCCATCACGGCTTGTTCCGCTTCTGTTCTCGGTTCATGGAACCGACCCACATCTGGAAATTGTGGATCATGTTATCCGCCTGTTTATGGTCAATTAGATGATCTTTAACCATGTTGGATGCGGCATAGTTGACCGCCCGAAATGCAGCAGCGTTCTTCACAATGTTGCTGACTTCCGTGTCCATCACCATCCTAAGCGCCCTAGCGCTCTGCGGATTGCTAATTACAGCACTTATCAATCGCAGGCCGCCCATGGTCGAGATGCCCGCAATCAAACTGCCAGTCCATCCAGCTGTTGCCGCCCCCGAGCCAAACGCTCCACCTATAACTGATGCTCCGGGCAGTGCCCGCATGACCTGCTCGATGCCGCCAAAGCTCATTTTCCGGGCCAGGAACGCCGACACATTCGGCACTTCGGTGGCGCTGGCACGCCGAGTAAACTCGGCAAAAGTTCTCAGCTCGGCCATGCTCAGCCCACCCGTAGCGTTCAGCAGCGCCTGGGTCTGAAGGAACTTGCTCGAAGTTGGTTCATTAAGGCCAAGAGTCTTGGTAAATGCGTCGATGTCAAACCGCCGCCCGCCCGTCTGAGCCACTCCCAAAAACGACTCATCCAACGCCTTGTTGAATACTGCATTGCCCAACCGCCTCATGGTTTCATGCGACGCGAACCTATTCAACTCCTCAATAGCCTGCGGCGTACCATCCCGCAGCAACACCTCCGCCAGCTTGTCAACTCCGCGCGTACCCATGTCAGTAATGGTCATAGCCCGACCCGTCGTACTGGTCCTGACGCCCATCCTTTGGGCCGTCGCCGACTCAAAAATCTGATTGAGTGTATACGTAAAGTCCTCATCCATGGCCCTAAACTGCGTCATGATCTGCCGTGACGCTTGAGTAGTGGTCAGGCGCCCAGGGTTAGCCGCATCAGGAACCATGCCTGTCATAGTGTCAGCCTGCACCGCATTCCTAAGCATCTCAAGCCGCCCAACCGCCTTGCCATCGCCCTTCTGAGCAAACGCCGCCACCCTTTCATCAATCGTTTGCAACAGCGTGTCCATCTGCTTCAATCCAAGTCTTGCAATCTGCGTACCCGACCGCCCAGTCGCAGGATCGATGTCTGTAAGCAGTGCAGTCGTCTCATTTAGAAACTTGCGCAGATCATCAGAGCCCTTGGTAACCTTCAGTGGCCCCCTAATCCCCTGCGGAACCTCCGCCTGCAGTTGCTTAAGCAGGATGTCAGTAGCCGTCCTCGTAGCCACAGGCACGACCACTACACCATTACTCTCAGCAAGGCCGAGTATGCGAGCTGACTCCCTATCAAAGTAGTTTGCCATGCCCTGAGATGTATATTGCATGTCCCTGAGAATACGCCCACTAACTTCATCCATGCTAGCCGCAGGACCCAGCCGCGCCGGAACGCCCTCGAACATCCTCCCTATCTGGTCCAGCGCTATGTTAGCCCGCCGCTTAAGGCCTGTAGCCACTAGTGGCATGCGGCCCATAACTGACACATAACCTCGGGCAAATGTGCCCTCCCCCACCTGAACAGGCAAGAGCGCTATGCCCTCGCGCGAGGCCACCTCAGCGAGCCCCTTACTGGTGGCATTGGCCCCAGTTAACATGTTGGAAAATCCGCGACCGCCCGCCCGGATCGCAGTAACGCCGCCCATGGTGTACAGGTCGAGGACGGCCTCGCCCAGTAGCACCGTCTTCAGCTCCTGGTCATTGAGGCCCAACTTGTCCCGGCTACCCGGCTCCAAGAACCCGAACATCTCCAGCGCATCGATGGTGTTCTCAGGCGCCATAGCGCCGAACACCGTTCCGACCACACTGCCAGCCGCCGCGCCAATGCCCTTAATGATGGGCGGCCCAGGTATAGACAGCCCTACCTCTCCGCCGCCAATAGCACCGGCAAGCGTCGTGCCCGCCCTGGTCCAGGGCATCTTGTCCTCAACGTCGGTGCCCCACAACCGCATCCACGCTCTACCGAACGTGCTAGGATTGTCTGCAAGCGCTGGACTTTCGTTGCTCGCATCGATCTTGTCTAGCACCTCGTTGCCCATGGGTTGCTGGGCAACGGGTGGCGCATTGGGATTTGGACCCTCACCCGCTGGCGGCCCACCATACCCTGGACGCGGACCTAGTGAGTCCTGCAACTTCCGAATGACTTCATCTAAGTTCGGGTCCGTGTTCGGTCCTACGGACCGACCCAACGAGTCAGCGGCATCAGCCGTCTGGACCGGCGCCTCAGGGCTTGGGCTTGGACTTTCGCTTAGGCTTTGGTCCAGCTGGGGGCTCGGCGTAGGGCTGGATGTCGGCTGGGCTCCATCCACTTCTGGAACTATCGGAGGTGGAGGCGGGCTGCCTGGCGGACGGCTTGGCGCGGGGCTTCCCGGCTGGGGAGGTTGTGGACCCCCCGGCTGTCCCAGCTGGTCCACTTGTTGATCCAGATACGCCACTTGCTAGTCCTCTCTTAGTAAACTCCTGACCCACCCTGTCAGCTTCCAGCATCTCCCTGAACAGCTTCTCATGGGGTGAGCCTTCTGGAACAATAACCTTCTTTCCCGACATCCGCGACAGTATGACACTTTGCGGCAGGTTTAGAGCTCTGGCCCAGCCCTCCAGCCCAACGCCGTGCTCTGCCGCCCGATTGAAGTTTTCAATGGGGTCAGATATGAAGTGCGCCCTATTCTCCTGCCAGTACTGCGACGGTCCAGTGGGCTGCTCGTTATACCTCTTGTACTGCGAGCTGATCTGGTCGTTCTCCGTCTTAAGGCGGGCCTCGTACTGCTTATCCAAGCCCTTAAGCCGCTTGGTCTCCGCCGTCTTGGCAGCTGTACCGGCCTTCTTTACTGCCACGGCATCAGCCGCTGTACGCGCTTCCTCGTCCAGCTTCTGAGCCGCAGCAGCCTCAGACTTGCGGGCAGCACGTTCCGCAAGCAGAGAAGTCGTCTTGCCAACTAGACTTTTGGCACCTTGCACAAGTGCAGGAACAGCAGCGCCCCCGGCGCCAATAGCTGCATCAGTGACTGCACCTCCAACAGCCCTGCCAGCACGTTCAGTGCTGCCACTGGGCTCCTCGACGGGTCCCGAACTATATCCTCGTGCAGCACCCTGCGGCGCCGTTACTGCCGCCCCGCGTGCCATCGTTCCGGCTATCGTCTTACCGGGCTTCATTACACCCATTCCCAGCCCTTCTAGGAATGGTACAGCTTTCTCAGCTGCATTCGCAAAGTCAGGATGCTGGCTCTTCAGTTCCTCAATCCGCCTCTGGTGCTCCATCCGCACTTCATCGAACTTCTCCATTGGAACTCGTCCAGCGGCCACATCAGCCGCCGCCTGCGCCCATGGCAGCATACCCGCCATGATCGCATTGCCCATAATGAGGTTCTGCGGGTCCTTATACCTCGTATCGCCCGGCTTAATGTTGCCCTTCATCTCCTGACCAGGGGCTCTAGTAGGCATACCTGGTCCAGGCGATTCTATGTTGCCCCTACCAGGCATAGGCGGCGCACCTGGCCCTGCAAACATCCGACCACCAGGCGGAGTTCCCTCCGGCGGCTGGGTTCGACTAGGGTTGAACATCTCCTCCATCGTCGCCGGGTCCTGCCCCGTAAAATCGCCAGTAGGCTGTGGCAACACAGGCCGAATATCTTCGTCGCGTAGCATCAGCGATTACCTCCAGGCCTAGGCGGAACCCTCTGGGGTGCAGGGTTCATGCGAAATGCAGAAACGTCTTGACCACCTCCCAAGTTAGGTACACCAACACTACCTCCGCCGCCATGACTCCCAGAAATAGCAGCGCCAAAGCTTCTAAAGGCCGCAGCAATCTTTTCCTGCCGATGAAGGTCCATCTGCACTCGGTCTTGCTGCTTCGCGTAGTCAAACTTCTCTCGCTGGAACGCATTGTCACGCTCGTGCTCCGCCTTGCTATAGTCGAATTGCTCCCGAGCCAGTTTGGCACTTGCCTCCCCTGTTGCTGTCACACGCTCCTCGCGTGTGTCCTGCCGTGTCTCCGTCCTCACAGCACGGTCTTCGCGCTGTTGCTGAATGCGAAGGTCCTGATCCTGTTTCTGAATTTCCTTGCTCTTCCTCTGCATCTCAGCACCGCCGAGCGTCCTCTGCTCCTCCTGGATGGTGGGGCTGCTAGGCGTAACCTCCGGCGCCGCCGACTGGCCAGTCTTGCGTCTGAGGGCCTCCTGCAACAGGCTACGCCTCATGGCCTCCGGAATGAGATAAATTCCATTAGGGTCTGTTCGCATAGAGTTAGTATCAGTCTCAACTCTCGTCGCCATGGCCTCCAAGTCCGGCTGGCTTAGCTGCCGAGCCATAATGTCAGTTCCATTGACACCTGTCTTGCGCCGAACGCTCTCATTAAACTCCCTAGTCGTACTCTCCAGCGTGTTGGCCAGCACCGCCTTAAACTGCTGCGGGCTGGCGCTTTGTCCAATCTGGCGCAGATTTTGCTCAATGATCACGTTCGTCAGCCGATTGCCAGGAATGTCATTGGCGATCGCCATCTTGTACGCCAGCCCCAACGCCATCGATTGCAGCTGGGCGGCATTCGTCGCCGTCACGTCAATCGAATGTATCTTGGCAAGCTGCTTGCCCGTCTCAGCCGCTAGGCTCTGAACCTCCATGGAGTACGGGTCGGTATCATCCTTTATCATTGGGTTGATAACGTTCAGCGCGCCCTTCACCTGCTGAATAATCGACTGGATCGTACTGACACCCTGTCCAACTGTGCCCAGCGTCTCAGGATGATTTTCAAATATGTCCACCATCTTGCTGGCTTCATTGACGGTCGCACTAATACCCGTCGTCCGCGTATTCAGCTCCTCGGCAAGCTTGTCTTGACTTGCCAGATCGAGCGGAATTTTAAACCCACCATGAGTGAGGTCCTTGTTCCTATAATCAAGTCTGGTGTCCAGTCCAAGCGCCCCGACGATATTAGGGGACGCTGGCTGCTCAATCGGATGTGTGGTCCGTTGACCTTCCAGGCTACTAATCTCGCCGGGGGCACCAGGCTGAAAAGGTGCAGGTGGCACAGCCGCAGGCGCGGCTGTTGGCTGATCTTGCGTTAGCTTGTCCTGCGACTTAACGTCAGGCTCTGCGGCCAGGGTATCACCTGCCGCACCGCCGCTGAGCTGGTCGCTACCTGCATCCCCAGACACTACTTGTTGCTGGGCTTGGCTCACCTGCCCAATAAAGCTGTCCATCGACACCTTGCCGCTCAGCACACCGCTCACCGTGTCCGTGATCTGACCAGGCGATGAACTCTGCAACTGACCGGCAAACGTACTCCGCAACCCTGCCAGGCTGTCCGGATCGAGGCTCGTAAGCATCTGGTTGACGTTCTTGACCTGATCCGACTTCGGATCAACTCCCACATGCTTGGCCAGCTCCGTGGCCAGAAACTGCCGCGCAGGCTTAGGCACTCGGCTGTCCAAAATCTTCATCATTCGGCCAGCAATGTCAAGATCGCCCTTGCGCTGATTCACCTGCGCTTGCCTGTCCTCAAGCTGTTTGGAATAGGCCATGTGCTGCTGCATAACCTTATCCTGCTGGGCCTTGAACTGAGCATACCGCTCATTCCTAGGCAGCAACGGCTCTACATTACTACCGAACTGATCAGCCATTGATCGGCTCCCGCCTGTACGCCTCAACCTCGTAGGGATTACCACGATATCCATATCGCGCCAACCACCACAAGTATCTCCACGCGAAGCGCCAACCGCCGTCGCGCTCGATCTGCTCTATGTGCACCATCTCATGTCGAATGAGGCCCATATCTGTGATGTATTCCCGCTGGATGTACACCGACCCCCACGGCATAGTAATGGCCGCCAGGCCCATTCTGCTCAGTGCCCAGCGGGCAGGACCACGGGCGATCCAGAACTGTGTCGGCCCTGCCATCTGGTTGCTCCATACTGAACCACCTTGTAGCCCATCCGTACCCCCACTGCGTGGGGATAAACCTTCGCTACCTCGTCAGCGTACATGCCAATTCGCCTTTGGCCGCCCATCTCGTATTCATAGACCTTGAGCCCATCCGGCCGCACGCTGATAACGATCGCGTTAGCCTTAAGCCTCGGATCGCTGAACAGACTCCCAATAAGCCCAATGCCTGCACCGAACATCGAGCTACGGCTTTGCGAGTTCGCAATACTAGCTTGAAGCTGCATCTGCCTTTGCGCAATAAACGGCTCCTGCGCCTTGCCGAACCCACTAGCCGTTTGTCCAAAGGCACCCGCCAACGTTAGTGGGTCGCCAATGGCTTGCTGTCTAAGAACATCCTGGCTAGACTGTCTGCTGAACTGGTCCTGCTGCTGGCGCGTAATGCCAAGCTGCTCCGCAAGCGTCAGTTGCGCCGTCCGTGCACCCTCCCTCAGTACATCCGCACTCTCGCGCTGCTTAGCCAGCGCCTCAATGCCCGGCGTGCTCGTCTCAAACCCTGGACCTAGCTGTGCGCCCAACTTCTCACGCAACGTCTGCTCTTGCTTGCCAAGGTCCCGCTCCAGCCCCGGACTAACCGGCAGGTTCCCCGCTAGCGCGTCCAAACTCCGCTTGGTCAGCTGCGTCTCAAGGTCCTTGCGCATGTTCTCAAGCTCAGTGGGCGTCTTGCTGATCTTGGTGACATTGCCAAACTGATCGGTCTCGACCTGAAACCCCTCCTGCTCTGCAAGAAATGGCAATAGCACAGCCTGTTGCTGCCGCTGCTGTTTCAAAATCTCTGTCTGAAGATTGAGCAACTCGGACTGGCTCTTTTGCAGGGCCTTCTCCTCAGCGGAAGGGCCCGGTACTTTAACACCACCACCCATATCATGCACTCCTCTGAAGCTTAGGGTCCAACGGCCAGTTGTAAAACATCACACTACCCTTCTTCGCGTAGGGTTTAATGTGCGGAAACAACCGCTTCATACCGCGCCCGAATGGACTGCTGAGTTCATCAGCGTAGAATATAACCCACTTGATACCCGACGCCCACAGCACTTTCTGATACAGTATCGCGAGCCTCGCGGCGACGAGGGGCGATGCCTTGTCGTGGCGGATGACCATCGGCCCACCCAAAACCATATCACGCCTTGGCGTGGTGGCAATGAACCCGACCAAATTTTCGTCATCAAACGCCAAAATTGTGGGAAAAGTTAGCTCCTGAGGCTTTTCGCCCTCCATTTTCATTAGATGCTTGGCGGCCTTGAAGTCATTCTCCGTCTGAGCCATCTTGTAATACATTACATGATCCTCATCCCCTGATGATTGGCCGCAGCGTTCGACTTAAAAAATACGTTACCAGCTCCAGCAGTCAGGGCTGTGCGCGCCAGTGTAGTTGTGGGTGTCCCAGCGTTAACGTTAATTAGGAACTGCGCAGCTATGCCATTCTTGATAGCAATTATACAAAATCCATCAATGAGCAACGAGGCCAGATTGGTATAGTTCGTTCCACCATTAGCAGAAGCCATTAGTATGCCAGGAGAGGCGGAGCCCGTGGTAATAAATACCAGTCCACCTTTAACATCATCAATGCCTGTATCCCATGGCACGGACTGATTAAAGTTAACTACAGCCGAGCCAAGCGTAAGAGCAGCGCTGAGCGCCGAAATGGCCTGAGCCGTCTGAAGCGGCGTCATCAAGCTATCAACGTCCGTTCCAGCCTCGGCCTCAGCTTGGGTGGCGCGCAGC